ATACCCCCTAAAATATCAGTTGAAAAATGCAACAAATTATCAGTTTACAACCGATAAGCAATGCTTCAATGTTAAATCAGGTCGCAGAATTAAGCAAACCTATTGCGGTGGTAGTATCGGATATTGTATTAACGGCAAATTTAGAAGCCTTAAATCATTAAGAAATGAACTTGAAATAATACCGAAAATTGATTGTCCTTTTTAAAATTTTACTAACTTTGTAAAAATGATACTTGTAAAGAATATAATTGTAATCAAAAAACACAACAACGAAGATGGAACGTATGACTATCGGAAAATTATCTTACCAATAAATCAGATAATGACCGACAAAGAATTAAAACAACAACAGAAGCAAATATCAGAAGAATATCAAGTTAAGCAAAATATGATCGGTGGAACAACAGTAGAAATTTAAAAACTAAAATTATGTTAAAGAAAATAGCAGAAGCAGTTTGTATTTATCACGAAATCAAACTTGAATCACTATCTGGGAAAAGCCGGATAAAAGAACTAATTAAAGCAAGGCAGCATTATTGCTACATTGCGAAAAAGAACACGAATTACAGCCTTCAGCAAATAGGTCTTGAAATAAATAAAAACCATGCGACAGTAATTTCGAGTATAAATAAGGCAGAAATATTTAAAATGACAGAGCCGAAATACAAATCAGAACTCGACACATTAGAGCAATTGATTAAGACAAATCTGGTTAATGACTTTGATAAATACGTGGCTGACACAAATAATAAGAATTTAATTACATTTGGGAAGATTGCGAAGTTAATGGAGGGGACACTAGGATCGCAAGTAATAGTAAAGCGAAACGAATTAAGAGAAATGACCGATAGGTATATTCGACTCTTAGAAGAAATAAGAGATTTGTTATAAAAATATGGTTAATTTTACTTGCAGGACATTGGACGAACTCAAAGACGAACTCCGCATCAGTTATGAAATGGGTAAAATTGCTATTGAACAAGGCAAGGAATATTCAGGAAGTCGTGGGATTAAAGATAAAAATAGAAGCATTCAGTTGAATAAGTATTATCACGTTGTTGTTAATTTATATGCTATTGGTTACGGATATACGCTTGACGAGGCAAAGATACTTCTAAAATTGCAATGTGATTTTATGAGTTACGAGAAAAACGGTATGATGTTTGGGAAAAAATCAAGTCTTTGTACAAATAAGGAATTGAGCGAATTTGTCGAGTGGATTAGAAACTATGCAGCAATAACTGATGGATATTATATACCGTCAGCTCAAGAGTATTTGGATAAAAGATACTATTACGATAAAATGATTGACAGTTGTAAAGAGTATTTATAACCGGTTGTCGAAAAACAATTAAATTTTGCCAATTTCAGAATTTGCCCGATTTTACGCAGAATTTTACATGATTTTTGTCATGTTTTTGTAAGAAAAATAAAAATATTTTAGGCAAAACGCTGAAATGACGTAATACCAACGAACACAGAAATAAAATAATTTGAAAATAATTGCTAAAATATTTGCATTGTAACTACAAATGTAGTATCTTTACTATGTAATTTAAAACGAAACGACAATGACAATAGTAATTAGCAAAGTATTCGGGCAGGGAACAGTAATTAGCGAAGAAAACGGAAATGTAACCGTAGATTTTAACGGAATAATTAAAACCTTAGTAGTTGCATTTGCAAGATTGACTAACGAAGACGGAAGTATATACGGACAACAGTTTATCGTACCAGAAAAAAAACAAATGAGTAGCAAGAAGAGAAGTGAAAAATTACAAATTACATCTAAGGGAAGTTTCGATTCAATGTTTACTTCAGTTGAAGATCGTGAAAATTGGAAAGAAAAAAGAGAACAAATCAGAAGAAATACAATTAGTTACTAATTTTAAAACTTACAATTATGAAAACAATGTTAGGAGAAAGAATTGACGTGAGATCAAACCATAGCGCTAGAACGTTTACAATCAGAACAGATGTAGCGAAGTATAGAACTTACCCAATGAGTAAGGAGGAGTTTCAAAGTTGCCTAAATAACACGGCGAACGACTGGGCGTATTTTCTGAAAAGTAGTGATTATTATAAAGTTAAATAATAAAGCTATGAACGAACTAGAATTAAATATCGAATATAAAGACAAATTTGCTGCAAAGAAAAAAGAGTATTTGTCAAAGTTGATTGGTAAAAAAGCAAAGTTTGAAATGAATTTGCTCAAAAAACGTCCGCAATATGTATTAAAATCAACAAACGATTTAAAGTATATAAATCAGATAATTGCAGCCATAAAAGAAAATGAACAAGTCCATATCATGTCAAGCGCCTTTGATAGTCCTTCGATTATTTACGCTTTGAATTTAATAGAACCTATTGAAGAAGTTATTTGCTCAACATGGGCGATAACCGACAGGGGACTGCAAATGTTTGCGGAACTAGGAAAAGATATTCCAGTTTATTTATTACTAGATAAAACATATTCTTACAAATGGGTTTTTGAATCTGGAGCTATTGCGTATTTGCAAAATGTTAAAATGAAGTTTACAGAGAATCACTCAAAGTGCATTTTAATTAAAACTAAATCTAATTACTATACATTTATAGGTTCTATGAATTTATCAAACAATCCGAGATTAGAAAATATTATTATCAACAATAATCAAGAAATATATGAGTTCTACGAAAAAGTTATTAAATCAGAATTTAACTGAAGATGATAAAAATGCAGCTTTGGAATCATTACGAAAATTAGTAACGGGTATTCCAATTAGAGATAGTGAAAATGAAATTATAGGATATATTGAAAAACCTGACATGAGAGCGATTGCTTATGTTTTAGGAAAGTTTGACAACGATATTAAAGAAGATGATACTGGCGGAGGCTGGGGAAATATGTAAATAAATTTGGAAATTTCGGGTTTGTGTTGTAACTTAGCCGAAATTTTTGTTTATGGCCTACGATAAAAAGAAAATATACGAGCAGGCAAAAGAGGCAATTATAAAAAATAATCTATTCTTTGTAAATGATATTGTTGCTTTTTTACCATGTGAAAAGACTTGGTGGTATGCAAACTTTCCACCAGAATCGGAAGAAATGAACACCCTAAGAGAAATTTTGGAGGACAATAAGTCAAAAACAAAGTCTGCAATCAGAGCAAAGTTATTCAAAGGCGAAAAGGCTGCGGAGTTGTTGGCGTTGTATCGTTTGATTTGCACACCAGAAGAGAGGCAGAATCTGAACCAGTCATATATTGACCATACGAGCGGAGGGGAGCAAATTACAATCAATCTAATCAAAGGTAATGCAGATAAGTCTTAATTACGGAAAAGTATTTGACGAAACCGTAACAGCGTTTGATTTGGGCTCTGACGTTGTTATACATAAGGGAGGGACAGGATCGGGCAAGACATATGAAATAATGATGTATTTATTATTCAAAGAAGCTCTATCTGTAAAGAATCAAGTTATAACAGTAGTATCGGAATCATTCCCACATTTGAAAATCGGTACAATTAGATACGCAGACGACTTTATTAAAAACTACGAACTCACGAATTTAATAAAGAAAAACGAAACTGATAAAACATACTTATTTCCAACCGGTACTATTTTAGAATTCTTCTCTGCGGATAGAATAGGTAAGGCACTCGGGGCTAGGCGTTATATGTTGTACGGCAATGAGATAAATTCATTAAAGCAATCTGTTTGGGAAGAGTTGGCGAGGCGTTCCCAAAGGGTAATCGCAGACTTTAACCCAACAATGCAGTTTTGGTTGGAGGATTGGCTAAAGTATTATTCAAAGTCCAAGATTATAACCTCAAATTATCTTGACAACATAGCACTGCCTGAACACGAAAAAGAAAGAATTGAGAAACGAGCCTCGCTGGATAGTAATTTTAGGCGGGTACATATATTGTGTGAATATGGTTCTGCAGACGATTTGGTATTTTTACCAGAACGGATTGAACTGATTGACGAACTGCCAAAAGACATTAAGTATAATTTTGGCATGGACTTCGGATGGACAGCACCGTCCACAATGGTAAAGGTCGGCTCTAGTCAGGATGCGGTTTGGATAGATGAGTATTTTTACCGTTCAGGAATGAAAGAGAACGATTTTGCAAGTGAATTAAGTAAAATCAGTAAGAGCGACAGGATAGTGGGAGATTCCGAAGATTCGAGAATGATAAACTATATATCTAACACTTTGAATTATAACATATTTGCAGCGAAAAAACCCGCTGGAAGTGTTGAGTTTGGAATATCTTTTTTACAGGCTCGAAAATTATACATCACCAAAAGAAGTGTAAATACTATTCGGGAGTTTCGTAATTTGATGAACTCAAAAGATAGGAATGGAGTGTACATCAGAGGAAAGTATGACGGAGATGACCATAGTATTGATGCCGTTAGATACGCTTTAGAGGGGAATATGCAACAGAAAAATCAAGGTCAAATAATTATAACGGTATGAAAATAGACAATAAGATACGATTTGGGGACCTGTGTTATTATCTTTCACTAGAGGGGGAAATTATATACAATAAACTAGATTCGTTGCCTGTTGTATTAGAAGATAGTTATCCTGAATCAATGTGGGATGTGTCGTTTAGGAAATTTATATCAGCCGTCAAGTATGCAAAATCAATTAAGACCGCTCCTGAGTTTGTTGCAAAAGTAATTTCACGCAATCCTGATTTAATTAAAAAAGAAAGAGCAACAAAAATATATCCATTGTACATTCACTATTTGCAATCAACAGAAAAAATACTAAAACTATTTATGGATGTTAATAGCGAAATTGAATCATCAGGACAGCCTTTAAAAACAATGGAAGAATATGGATTGACAAATATAATTGATTTGATCGCGGACGGCAGACTGGAGAAGTTTGACTATTTTTATGACAAAACAACTGATTTTATTTTTACAGAATATCGAAGAAAAATATATAAGCAAATAAATATAATAGAAAATAGCAAGAAAAGAAATGGAAAAAATATTTGAGGAAATATTAAATCAAATCCGGGCTGAGGGTTATGACGTTTCGGGAATTATCGGACATAGGTACTTAGTAGGACAGAATAGCGAACAATCGGGAATAAGTATAATATTTGAAGAATTAAAGTGGCAACGCTCTGAAACAGGGATAGAAACATATTCAGAATATCCGATTGTGCTATGCGTACCGACAGAAATAGACGAATCACAATACCCGTTAGATTTATTCGAGGACATAAAAATAGTTGCATATTTGTTTATGAACAAATTGCGGAATTATACAAATGACAACGGGCAGCAGTTAATTCAGATTCAGTCAGAAAAGTATCAACATTTTCAGGATTACAAGTTAATGGAAATCACTTGCTCGGGTGTGTTTATGACAATTTCGTTTACGCGTTACCTATCAAATCAATGCTAACAGATTTTAAAAACATAATGGATTCTATTGTTACCGACATATTAAATCGTGCGGGTACTGATTTTGTGGAGCAACTCAAAGCCTCACACAAAGCAGCGGGTCAGGTTGCAACGGGCAAGACTTTAGAATCATTTGGTTTTAAATTAGAAAAAACGGATTACGGATATAGCTTGAAAGTAGTAGGAGCAGAACACGTGGAATTTACTGATAGAGGCAGGGGAACGGGCAAGGGGTCGCCAACGGATAAAATAAAAGAGTGGATTAAAGCCAAAAGTTTAGAATCAAAATTTAATATTAAATCTGAAAGTAGTTTAAATTGGGTTGCTTCTCGAATTAGTAAAAAACACGCACTAGAGGGTAGTTATCAACACAGAACAGGAACTACATATAACGGTGCGAGGAAGCCAATTAGTAGCGTATTCGAGGAAGAAAAAATAAAAAGATTAGAAAATTTATTAACATCTGCGATAATCAGCAAAATATCAAGTACTTTTGTTGAGCAGTATAAGGAAAAAGAGAAATGAGTTTATCAATAATAACATATCCTAGAACTAGCAAATCGGACGGTCATTCCGTTAGAATGTCAAACGGATATAATGCCGTTTATTTCGACATAGCAAGAACAGACATATCAATTACTGCAACAGGAGTAAATTCTGGTTACTTGATGCTTACTTTAGCTTCAGTAACAGGATTAACACTTCAACAATCTGTGTACATTGCGGTTTTGGATGCAGGTAGTAATCTTGTAAAATCAGGAGAATATCAGATTTGGGCGATAGATTCTGTTGCGAAAACAATATCACTTATAACAGGTCCGCTCGATCCTCCAAATTTGGGAGCGTCCGGAACTGTCAATATTTTGTCATCAGGAAAAAAGGAAATAGAAGTGTCGGGGACTGTTAATGATGGCGTTTGGGATATAAACATAACAGCAAGACGGTTTTCGTATGATAGCACCGGAACGGTAAGGGTTTATCTAACTTCGATTTTAAGGGACTTATTTGTTAAGAATTATGAAATAGACACAAGCGTTACAAATCATTTAATTCAGGGTGCCTCGTTAATGTTTAATCTGACATTTAAGGACGTGGATTCGGAAGAAGAGATAAATGTTTCGGATGCGGATTGGAAAACAGCTTACTACGGGATTAAGTCGGTGGCTCAGATTGGTGAAGATAATAGAATGGTTGATTTTCAGGTTTACTCATATTCGACATTACACAGCGATACAACAACAGAATTTTTAACGGCAATGAAAAAACCCGTCATTTATAGGGGGTTGCCTTTTTCGTTGTGTGCTTTAATGGGACGGAATGATGAAGCCGTTTATGAGCGAAACTCGAAATTGTCAGGTGTGTATGTCGACAGAATTATAAACTATGCGGAACATGGTGTTTATGTTTTAAATATAGCAAACCCCGCAAGTAATTTGAATGCCTTTAATATTAAGTTAATAACAGGGGATGAAGATAAGCATAAATTCCTTGACATAGATGAGGATGGGAACGATTTACTTATTGATGAGAATGGAAATAAATTAAGAATTGAATAAAAGTTAAAATTATGAAAAAGTTATTATTATTATTATTTGTTTTTTGTGGAATTATTGGGTACGCGCAGTATGACGGAGATAAACTACCATCAGGACTTACTGTGTCGCTCACAGCAGCGGACGCGGATTATACGATAATTCAGAAATCAGGTGAGGTAATCGTTAAAGCTATTCGCATGGATTCTTTGAGGTCGTACATGACTGAACAGATGGCAGCGAATGTCATTGAATTGGATTCGATTGACGGAGAAACAGGTCAATTTATAATTTCAGACGGTTCGGGTTGGTTAACTCCAGCTTCGGCAAAGTATGAGGGCAACAGTGCTTATACTTTTGGCTATAGAACAGGAACAGTTGGGTGGGGTTCAATGGTTTTAGGTGGTGGTTCGACGGGTGCGAATTCTGCAACATATCCTTTAGCAATGGCAATCGGTTATAATTCAGATGCTACAGAAGAATTTGCAATCGCTATGGGAAGAAACGCCACAGCCTCAGGTTTATATTCGTTTGCCGTTCAATATGGTACAGCTTCGGGAACAAATAGTTTTGCGATTGGTACAGGTTCAGAAGCAAGTGGGGATTATTCGATAGCAGGAGCGGGTGGCACTGCGAGTGGGAATTATTCGGTTGCTTTTGCAAGTGGAACATCAAGCGGAGAAAGTTCAACATCGTTTGGTAGTGGTGTTTCTTCGGGAGATTACTCAATGAGTTGGGGTGGCGACCCTTTAGACCCATTAAAATCCACAGCTTCGGGAGATCGTTCAACGGCTTGGGGAAATAATGCAACTGCTTCAGGTAATGGATCAACTGCTTGGGGATATAGTACAATTGCTTCAGGTATATATTCAACGGCTTGGGGAAACCAACCAATTGCTCGAGGCAATTATTCAACCGCATGGGGACTATTAGCTTACGCTCAATCTTATTCAGAAACATGCTTCGGGCAATACACAGATACAGCAGCCTCGAAAACCGCTACAAGTTGGGTTGCAACTGACAGACTATTTACAATCAGCAACGGAACAGGCTCGGGTTCACGCTCAAACGCTCTTGTCATGCTGAAAAACGGTAACACAACGGTAACAGGGGAGTGGTCATTTACGGAAGCCCCAATTATAGGAACAAGTACGGAAGTTGCGGCGGTTACGAATGTCGGGAAAATAAGATACCGAGCAGATGCAAATAATAGTTGGTGTGAGATGGTGATGCAGACAGGTTCATCAACATATGCTTGGGTAGTGCTAAAAACAAATACATGGTAACATGAATATATTAACCGAAACAATATATTTCACAGTCGAGGATGCTTGTCAGGAGGGTTTGTATATCCGTTGGCAAAATGACTATGGTGGAATAGACCAGTATTATTTTCACGGCAACGTTTCACACGTTCCATCACAGGGCGGTCTGGAGTATTTCAGTCCGTACATTGATGACCTTGTGGATGAGGTAGGAAATTTTGAGGTAATCAAAAAAGAATATTCAGAGGGGATGAAATGTTTTGCTTACTTCGACAAAGATAATGCAGAAGCTTTCAAACAGTTAATGCGGAGCAAGGAAATTCATTGGTATAATGTTGACACTTGGATAAAGGTAGATGTTATTGTTGATTCGTTTGTTGTCGAAGCATTTGGAGGACGTGGGAAAATTGCAATCAAAGTTATATTTCCAACAAAATATACAAAGTGAGAAAACTACTTATAAATAATACCGTTGCAGATTTACCGAATGATGTTGTTATTGCAATTACGAAGCAGTCAAATGATTTATTCGACATTCAGAATAAACGTACTAATTTAAGCAATACTATTAAATTGCCCGTAACGGCAACCAACAGCGAAATATTTGGTTATGTAAACGACATTGCAAGTTTCGACAATCAAAGAAATTATTACGATATTAAATATATTCAAGATTATGAGGAAATTATATCAGACGGCAAAGCAAAGCTAATCGGAGTGTCAGGAGGTTATTTTGAAATTATAATTTATTCCGGCAATATTTCACTTACTGAAATTCTCGGAGAAAAGACATTACAGGATTTAGACCTAGACGATTTGAATGATGACTGGGACTTGACTAATATTGCAGCGGAAACAGTAACAGATGAGTTGATTTATCCAATAGTAAATACACACGAAACAGAGGAATTAAGGGCTGGTACTGTTGGAGAGTATTTATATGCAGCTAGGTTTGTGCCGTTTGTTTCTATTCGTAGGTTGTTTAATCAGATTATGACAGATAACGGTTTGACGCCAGTTGGTGACATTAACCAAGATGTGGTAACTGCGGAAATCGAAAGTGATTTGTTTATACCGGTTAAAAAGCGAGATACAGCATATACTTATGGATATGATATATCTGTTTCAAATCCTGATTCATACGGAGTATATGCAAGTGAAATCGGAGTAAACCCTGCGACAATAAAAGAATTAGACGAGTTTATCGGATCGGGTGGTGCTTCGTTTGAGTTTGAGGATTATTTTCAGTCCGCCGAAACGCTGACTTATGATGTTAAAATAAATCAGCAAATTATAATCGAGTTTAATGGAATAGACGATTTGTTTTATTTACTATACCTGAACAGCCTAGAATTTAATATTATCGTTTGGTGCGAAACTGACAACGGAACTGGAACATGGCAAAATTTAACAAACCTTGTTGATATTGTTAGCGATTCTTTGGGATGTGTAGGAATAAATAAAGTGTTGAGTTCAGGCTATGCAACGGGTGTGGAAAATCGAAACTATTGGCTTAATCTTAAAGAAACTATTGATATTGGAACAATAGAATTTACAAGGCAATTGCAGACAGACGAAAAGATTAGATTCAGAATGATGATACAATCCACGCTTGTTAATTCAGGCGTATTTTTAGGAGAATATAAAGTATTCATTTCACAAGCCGCAGGATCGTCTTTATATATACGTTCAACAATGGTGCAATTTGGGGAGGTTTTCCCGATTGCTAAAAATTTACCTGACGTAAAACAAATTGAGTTTATTAAATTCCTCTGTGCTTATTATGGATATATTATAGACGTGGAGGACGGGACGTACAACGTAAGATTTGAGAAGATTGCAGATGTGTTAAACCAAACTAGCGAGGCGATTGACATAAGCGATAATGTTCAGGATTTTGAGATTACTTCTATACACGCGGAATTATCAAAAAGAAACGTACTTGAATATACAAATGACAAAGATGTGGGATTTATCGGACGTGGATTTATTGATATTGACGACGATACTTTAGAAACCGAAAGTGTCATATATTCAGCACCATTTTCCGCTTCTGCAAATGAGTTTTGGGTGGGTCATGGAGTTGCAAGATACCCGCTGATAAAAGTATGGAATGAAGATTTTGTAAACGTAGGAGCAAGAATATTCAAATTACAAAAAGCAACATTTGACCCAGCAATTTATATTGGAACATCATTAGCGACAACAACTTTTACGTCAAAATATATAGCAGTTTTTGCCAACGCTCAACATTTTACCAACGTACTTACAGCAAGATATTCAGAATATCAGGAGTTAATGAATAACTATAAAGAAATTACTGTTAGATGTAGATTTACGGCAAATGAGTTTAAAGCTATTGATGTTTTGAAATTAGTTTACATACAGCAGTTGGGCGGGTACTTTATAATTCAAATGGTTAAGGATTATATTGACGATACAAGATTAGTTGAGGTCGTATTATTAAAAGTTTAAAAAATGGAAAGCAAGATTATATTAGAGATACAGTTGCAGAATAGTAAATTGCGGGAGCAGTTAGAAGCAATTACTAACGACATAAAAAAGCAACAGGCTGAAATGAAGGAGTTGGTAAAACAGAACAAGCAATATGCGGAAACTACTGAATATAAGAAAAAAGCTGCGGCGGTTGATGGAATGAAAAACACACAGAAAAACCTCACAGCAGCAATAAAGGAACAGAACGCAGAAGAAAAAAGATTGAAGCAAACACAGGCAGCTTTAGACAAACAGCGTCAATCATCCCTTGCTGCAATAGCAAAAGAAGAAGCAAAACAGAGAGAGTTAATCAGGGCTGCGACAATGGAAGCGAAATCAGAAGAAGATTTAATCAAGAAGAAAAACGCTTTAATTGCGATAAGAAAAAGAGTTGACCAAAGTACAGAGGAGGGTAGGAAAGCGTATGAGAGAATGGGTCAACAGATTAACAAACTTAATGACCAACTGAAAAACAGCGACAAGGCTATTGGAAATCATCAGCGTAATGTCGGGAACTATCCAAAAGATATGGGAGCAGCTGGCTCGTCTGTTTCAAAATTTAGCGCATCTATGGTGGCTGCTTATGCTGCAATTGCGATGGCTGCTAAACAAGTATATGCAGCAGTCAAAGACGTAATAGTTGAATTTTTGCAAGCCGATAAAGTGCAGCAGTTGGTAAATCAGAGTTTCGGCAAATATTCTAGTATAATTACTGAGCAGGCAAACGCCTTTGAAAAAGCGACAGGAATAGAAGCTGAACAGTTTATGCGCTTGTCTATTTCTGCAAAAGCTTACGGATCGGCAAATGAAGATGTCGCAAAATCAATCAATTTATCTTTAGGACTTGCGAAGGAATTTGAGCTTCAGGGCGTGGATTCTGAAACAGCACTCAAAGCACTTGTAAAAGCGCAAAACGGTCAATATGCAGGACTCGAAAAGATATACCCTGCACTCAAAAATGTTGCAGATGAGAGCGAAAAGATGCGAATCGTCAATGAGCTAGCAGCGCAAGGATGGGAAAAATTGAATGCTTACACCGCCACATATTCAGGGCAAATTGACCTTGTAAATCATGCAGTAGGTAACCTTAAAGAAGAATCTGGTAAGCAGATTTTAGAGGGTATTCTGGGCAAACCCGAAGAAATCGGAAAGGCTACCAGTGCAGTTGACAAAATTACTGAGGCACTCGAAAAAACAGGCGTTATTGCCAAATATCTGGGCATGATGCGAGAACAGGCTAAAATGATGTTAGAGCCGTTTTTGAATTTGTTTAAAATATTTGGGGAGGGTGGCAGTGCGATTGATGGGCTTTCCGTTGCCGTTAAAGTGTGGATGTTTATCATGCAAGCCGTAAGTGCCCCCGTTAAATTACTCTGGTCTTACTTAGCTGCACTCACAGGCGTTGTTTTAGATGTTACAAATGCTTTTAAGGGCAAAGGCGAAATTAAATCTTTTCAAGATGGTTTGAATATCATCAACAAAGCAATTGTAACGCTACTTTCACCAATTTCGGATTTAGTCGGAATGTCGGACGAGGTTAGTAAATTTTTCGGAGTTGCAAGAGATGAATGTACATTAACGACTGAGGAATATGAAAAATTAAATAAGATGTTATTTAACACAATGGATGCTTTTAAGGAATATAAGGCAGAAGTTGACGCGGCGGCTGAAGAACAAGCTGAAATGACAGCAGGTTTGGAGGAATTAACAGCAGCGGAAGAGGCTGAAAAAAAAGCAAAAGAGGATTTAATTAAAAAGAATGAGGACTTTGTGAAATCGTTAAAGGCGATAAACGATGAATATGAGTATCAGATGTATTTTGCCAAAACTACAACACAAGAGGAAAAGGCACTACAGGAAAAACTGCAAAAAACATTTGATGCTTACAAGCAGTTTTTTGCAGACGGTGGATATACGGGCGATGAGTTGAGAAAGTTGCAAGAGTTGCAGGAGGAGATGTATAATTTTACAGATGAAATTAAAACGCTTGTAAACAATCCTGAATTAAAACTTAATATTATCCCGGATAAAGAAGAGATTGAAAAAGCCACAACCGAAGCGATGATGCTTTGGCAAAAAGCGTCAAACGAACAGGAGAAAGCAAGACAGCAAGATATTGACGAAGAAAAGAAAGCATACGAACAGAAGCTAAAAGAAGCTGCTAACTTTAGCGGAACATTAACGGAAATACTTGCAAGTTCATTAACCGATCAAGGCTTGGATTTAAAAGAATACGCAAAGAAAACATCCTTATTTTTATTAGACGTATTAGAAAAACAAGTCATTGCACAAGTAACAGCAACAGCACTTGCACAACCTGATTCTGTTGCTACGTTTGGATTAACAGGAGCGGCAAGGGCTGGTATAATGATAGGACTTGTAAAAGGTGGATTTTCATTAGCGAAGGCGTTAATATCAAATGTTGCTTTTGCGGAAAAAGGTACTTTATTATCCGGTAATCGCCATTCGAGGGGAGGAATTATGGTTAATGCAGAGGATGGCGAAGCGATAATAAATAGAAATTCAGTTGCACAATATAAGCCGATATTGTCAGCAATCAATCAGGCTGGTGGTGGTGTTCCATTTATGGAGCAGGGAGGAATTGCGGGTTTTGGAAATACAGCAACAGCCACAAGTAATACTAATATATTTGACGGAGTGGAAATCGTGGCAACGATAGAAGATATAAATGCGGGGTTAGTAAGGGAAAGTAAACGAATGAAAATTGCAAGGATATGATAAAAGTATTGGTTATAATTCCGACACACAAGCGATCTGAATGGTGTGCTGAATTATTGACACAAATAGCTGAACAGCAAAAAGAGTTTAATATTAAAGTGGCAGTTTTCCATGATTGGGATGCGTCTGATTATTCCGAAATAATTAAAATATGTACAAGACATAATTGGAGCTATTTTAAATCAAAACAAAATTTCGGAAAGTGGAGGTTTTGGGAGTTGAACAACTTAATGTACCAATACGCCTCAACGCAGGATTTTAAATATATTATTCAACTGCCTGACGATGGAATTATTGTTGATTACTTTTTCACTCGGATATGTGGTTTAATGAAAGAGGACAATGACTGCATAAATCCATTTACATTAAATTTGCACTCTGAATTATTTGCAAGGATAGAGAAAAAAACAAAACAGAAATTCGGAGAATTAGTCCCGACAAATTGGGCGGACAGTTGTTTTATTACCACAAAATCTGTCATCAGTAAATTGCGATTGACACAGCCGAAAAATAGTATAAATAAAGATGAAACTAAAGGCTCCGGTTGTGGTCATGTGTTCAGCGAAATATACAAAGAGCAGTATCATAAAAAAATATTACAAACCCGCAACGCTTTAATTTATCATAGAGGCTACGCCGGTAAATCTGTAATGCATAATTCAGATAGATGGGAAGGCACGTTTAATTTAGGGTATCAATCTAAAATGTTATTATCGGATTGGAATTATTGCAAGAAGTTTGATAAACAAGAAATAAATAATTCATTCGAGAAATTGGTAAAAGATAAAACGATTGCATTTGTTGGACTTGCACCGAATATACAAGGCAAATCATTAGGTAAGGAGATTGATTCAGCAGATATTATTTATAGAACAAATATGTTTCCTATACCTGAAAAATACGTACAGGATTACGGAAAAAGATGTGATATATTAGGAATACAAAGAGCATACGAGCAGTTTGTTGATGAGTATATATATAACGGCGTTAATCTGATTGTCTATTATGAAGAAGCTATGAAAATGCCTGAAAATTCATACTGTTCAAATCATTATGAACGCCTGAATATGGCTAGTGAAATCAATTCAATCATATTAGAAAATAGGATTAATGCACCAACGGCTGGATTGGTCGCATGGTTCTTATGTCATAAATATGGTTGTAAATCATTCAAATTTTACGGAATAACAGGATACCAAAACCTTAAAGGAGAAGTTCAAAACCATGACGGTGGAAATAATTATCTGAAGGAGTATATTGATTATTGGGGAAAGAGAAAAGACAGACTAATTAAAACAGATATGGTACACAATGAATATCATAATTTTCAAGCACACAACGAATTTATAAAGTATGGGATTAAAAACAAATTATTTACATTAGATAAATATAGCAATGAATATTTCAAATAGAGTAATCGGAGTAGTAGCAGCGAAAGAAAACAGTAACCGCTTTAAAAATAAAAACATCTATTCATATAAAGATGCTCCATTGTTTTGGCACAATGTTAAAGTTATGACAGAACTAGGAATATCTGTATATGTATTGACTGATTCAGAATATATTAAACAATATTGCGAGGAAAGGGGTGTTATCACTATTTGGAGAAACGAAAACATAAATCACGATAATCAAAGTTTGTTTGAGGTGCTGAAATTTGCTTATCATTCATTGCCTGAATTTGATATAATGATTAATGTTATGGCTAATATAATTGATGCTAAAAGTGATGATATTTTAAAAGCAATAGAAGTTTTAGTAAAAAACAATTTGCACGAAGTTAGAACAGTTAACGATGATGGTGTTGAAAATGGGGTTATGATATTATCAAAAGAGGTATTTAGTAAACATGAAATATCTGCATATGTAGGAGCAATTACAACAAATTCAAAAGAAATTCATTATGAGAGCGAGATTACAGGAGATTAAGGAAAAACACGGTGTTTATTTCATTGCAGAATTAGGTCAGAACCATCAGGGAAGTTTGGCAATAGCAAAACAAATGATTGATTCACTAATTGGATCTGGAGTTGCGGCAGTCAAAACAGCGAAAAGAGATATTGATGTTTGCCTTACCGAAGAGCAAAAGCAAATGATATACGATAATAGTAATTCATTTGGACATACTTATTATGAACACAGAAAAGCGTTGGAGTTATCAATGTCAGATTTTAGGGAATTAAAATATTACGCTGAATCTAAAGGCTTTGACTTCATTAGTTCATTTACTGATTTACCTTCGCTTGAGTTCCTATGTAATATTGACACAAAAATATTAAAAATTGCATCACAACGGTTGGCGGACTGGGAGTTACTAAAAGAAACTGCCCAAAAAAATAAACCAATTATAATCAGTTCAGGAATGTCGTCTATTGACGATGTTGATAAAGTAATGGAAATCTTCAAATACAATCAAAAATATTTATTACAATGTACTGCATCATATCCATGTGCGGAAGAAAATATAAATCTGAATGTTATAAACACGTTTCGTCAAAGATACATAACAGATGGTTTTGGATTGTCAGGACACCACACAGGAATCGCCCCCGATATTGCAGCTTACTGTATGGGAGTTGATATAATTGAACGTCATTATACGCTTAGACGAGATATGAAGGGTACAGATCATGCAGCTAGTCTAGAATTATCGGGAGTGAAATATATAATGAAGTATATAAACGAGATACGTCAAGCGATGGGTACAAATGAAAAAATGGTTTTAAATTGTGAATTGTCAGCAATAAAAAAATTACGCAAATGATACATAAACTTGAAACGATTGTTGATATAGTAAAACGGGCAGGATTTGGAAATATGTCTATAAATACGATTACGATTTATTATGAATATTATGCTAAATACAGATACTATATTTCTTCAGGAGCGAACAAGATGGAAGCTTACGAATGGACGGCTTATGATGTTGGAATAGGAATAAGGGTAATAATGAAAGCGGTTAAGGTTTGTCAGAAAATCGAAAATTGCAAATGACCTCTGCAAATTCTCGAATACATCCTGAACCTCCAACAGATTTGAGTTGAATAATATTCGGTATAGACTTAATTTTACTAACTGCATTAAAGGGACACGCAGCAATACCAACTTGTGATAATACTTCATAATCATTCACATCATCACCAATGTAGGCAACTTCGGAAATCGATATATCATATTTATTGCAAAGGTATTTAATGGCATTGAGTTTTTCCTGAACGCCTTGCAAACAAAAATCTAGTTTCATTTTATCTGAACGCCTTTGATTCAACTGCATATTTTCAGATGTAATCAGTCCGCAAACGATATTTATATTTTGCAGTAGTTGAAATCCTGTGGAATCGTATGTACAAAATCGTTTTGCTTCGTTACCGTTCTCAAAATAATACATTGAGCCGTCTGTCAATGTTCCGTCAATGTCAGATGCAAATAGCTTTATCATATTTGAATAAATAATGTCAAACAACAAAAATAATAACTATGTAAATTTACAAAAATTATTATAAATGGCAAAAATAATTTTATCAGGAGAAGTTGGTGTTGAGATATCGCTATACGGTGTTTTGGCAGAAGTTCAGCGTTTACGCAAAGCGGAGGCAATCACACAATTAGATATTGATATTACTTCAGTAGGTGGTGATTCAGAACAAGGTCGGCAAATATATGAATATTTAAAGTCGTTGGAATTTCCTATTAATATGAATGCTGTGGACTATGTTTGTTCCGCTGGTTTGACAATATTTTGTGCAGGACAAAAGAGAACTGCTGAAAATAAGGATGTTGAGTTTTTGATGCATTCGCCAAAATTCGCTCCCTCATTTTGGGACGCAATGTTTGGATTGTCCGCACAAGAAATTGAGCAGATAAAAAAAGACGTAGAACAGGAAAAGAAAATACTATCAGAAATATATAGTGAATCGTTTGGACTAGAAAAAAGCATAGTTGAAACCTTAATGGATCGGGACGAGATAATTACAGCCGAAACAGCCAAAGGCATTGGAATGATTCAATCAATTGTTTCAGATACTGTCATTACTCCAATTACTTTCAATTATAAGGTTGCGGCTAAATATTTCATCAATAAATCGGAAAGAGAATTAACAATTAAATTAAATACGAATATGGAAAATGTTGAATTAACTAAATTATCAGAAGAGGTGAAAACACAAGGTGGTTTATTAGCCTCAATCAAGGCAGGACTTGATAAACTTTTTAAACATGAAGTAAAAGCGTTATCGTTAGCAACTGACGAGGGTACTCAACTTGAAATAGTTGGGGATGTTTTGGAAGTTGGCGTTGCGGTTACGAATGTTGAAGAGGGTACATTCACTGTTATTTATAACGATTTGAAATATACCGTTGTAATTGCAGGTAGCGTTGTAGAATCCATGACAGAAATTGAAGTTGAGGCGGAAGATATGGAAGCTATAAAAATTGAAAACGATGCTTTAAAACAAAAGGTGGCTGACTTAGAAGCACAGATACAAAGTGCTGAAGAGTTGAAAAACCAAATTGAAGCACAGAAAAAAGACATTGAAACTTTGTCAAAAATTACATCACGTTACAAAAAAGATGATGGGACTTATGAATTTGTTTCTAAAGTTGCAACACCAAAAGAATTGACAAGAGAGGAAATGTTAGAGAAACACGTACAGGAAAGAAAAGAAAAAAGAGAAAAGAAATAAGTAAGTAAAATTTAAAATTTATAAAAATGGCAAACAGTAAAATTGACTTTAGTACTTTGACCGATTTAATTCCGATTGCGGTCAATAAATTAAGCGAATTGATAAAAGTAGAATCGCTTGAGTATGGGGATTTAATGCAAACAATCAGCATTATAGAAAACGTTGACGTTGCAAAGAAAATCGGATTTTTAGGAGCTTTAAATGCTATCGGGATGACCTCTGCAAATTCGGGTTGTGCTTACAACACGATTACGGGAGCAATCGAAACGGTGGAAAAAACATGGGACCCGGGCGACTTCGACACAAAATTAACACTTTGTGCAGACGAAATTAAAGGAACTATTGCAGAATTATCGCTGAAAAAAGGCGTTAATTACCATGATATGACCGACACCGAGTATCTTGATTTATTTGAAGAAGCTCTAGAAATTGCGATAAATGAGATGTATTGGCGAATCGTATGGTATGGCGATAAGGATGCAGCCTGTATTGATGACAGCCCCGCAGGTTATATTACTTCAGGAGTGGACTGCGATTTGTTAAACATGATTGACGGATTGTGGAAACGTGCAAGAACAATAATCGGAACAACACCAGCACAGCGCATTACTATTGCAGCCAACGCATTAACAACCACAGCGGATCAAAATGCAGCGTTCACAAAAGCGTTGGCTTTGGAATATGCTAACAATATTTACTTCAACGCACCGATTGAAATTCAATCGAAGATGTTGGCAGATGGATTTGAAGCACGTTGTACAGTTGCTTTTTTCAATAAACTGATTCAAAACTTTCAGGGCTTCGAATTGGAGAGCATGAGAACGGATTTAGAAAACGGTTTGTTCAGCATAAGAATTAACGGTATTCCATTTATTCCTGTTAAAGAATGGGACGAAATGATAAATACTTACGAAAATTTAGGTGCTTACAAACGCGATCCTTTCCGTTGTATTGCATATGAGAAAACCAACGCATTAGTGGGTGTTCCATCAATGACAACTTGGGGAATGTTCAAATCAACATTTAGCGAAGAAACCGACATGGTTTATATCAAACTCCGAGACAAGATTGATGCGTTATTCTTGCATGACAATATGGTTATGGTAGCAATTTAGTATTAACTATTAAAAATTAAAATTATGGGATGCGAATTATCACAAGACATATTATATGACTGCACAGCACCTCCTATTGCGGGGGCGTTAGACGATGTCATACTTATTCCGCGCAGAGTTATAACTGCGATAACACTCAACAGCAGCAATCATCTAATAGTTGAGGGAATAACATTAGAATCTGGCGAGAGGGGTTATCAATACACGGGCAATGGAGACTTGAGGAATCTATCTGACCAACAGATGAGGGATGAGTATGGTGTACGTTGGGAGCATGGGTTTACCTTTAAAATTTTCGGAGCAACACCAGTTATCAAAAAAGAACTCGAAGCATTAGCGAATGAGCCTCAAGGTGTGGTTGCAATTGTAAGACAGAACTATCAGGGAACATCTGGGAATAGTGCTTACGTTGTTTTAGGAAAAGATTGTGGACTTCAAGTAAGAACTGCAGCCAATACTGAAGGGAAAGCGGTTTATAATGTAGAGTTGTTTTCTTCTGCTGGTTACGAAGAGCCACATCCACACGCTAATATCTATCTTACTTCATTAGCAGCGACTAAATTACTTGTTGATGCTCTATTAGTAGCAGATACGGCATAGTTTAGGCATAGATAAGGCATAAATTAGAGGATTATTACATGATAATAGTCCTCTAATTGTGTTTATTTGAATAAATAATGTCAAACACGCATAAGCGTATTTAATTAAATTTACAAAAAATAATTATAATATGATACAAGAGCTAATATCATTTTACAAATTCAAAGAAAACACAGTCCGTTTAATCAAATCACGTTCAGCCTCATTTTTAAAGCACAAGGATAAATTTATAAAAACAAATTATCCAACGATTTATAATGATTTGAAAACTTATTATGAAACTATTTTTAAAAGCAAATGCGATTTGAACGGTTGTGCTATAACATTTATAGAAAAATTTACGGAGTTAAATCAATTAAGTTTATCAGAAATAATTTACAGAATGGAACTAAAATCGAAATTAAAAGACGGCAAAGTTTTTCAAATTGACAATGTGTATTACACATCGAAAGCAAAACACTTAACAAATGAAGTATGCGACAGAATATACTCATTGTATGGAATGTCCGCGTTTGAATATTATGAAAAAGCCTCTGACGAAAGAGCAAAAGAAATGCTAAAAATTATGCCTGAAAAAATTACATCAGCAGAATTATCGGAATATTTTGAAGAAGTAAAATATGTCGGTACTGAAAAAGAAAAGCAGGTTATTAAAAAATCCTATCCCGCAAAAAAGAAAACTGCAAAAAAGAAAACAACTAAAAAAAAGTAAATAATGTTAGTTTACGAAGCAACAGATACTCTGACGATTAAAACAGAAAATCGAAAATTTGATATATATAATTTCGGTGAGGACAATCTATATCCGAACAATAATAATATACTTGCTTCTCATTCGGCTGCTTTGCTTCGTTGCATAAAGGTTTATTGCAATTTCATTTACGGTAAAGGAATGACTGTTGATAATGGATTCTGGAAGATGCCTGTTAATATTTACGGACTTCGCACAGACCAATTATTGCGAACATTACAGAAAGACTATGCTATTCACAAGGGATTTGCAGTTAAGTTAATTTATAACGCTTTGTTAGAAGTCATCGGGATTATACCGATACCGTTTGAGAAATTAAGACTTGCGTATGCGGACGATTTCGGTAGAATCGTTAAAATTAAATATTGCAAGGATTGGTCTGCGACAAGAATTGAAAAAAAGGATATAATTGAATACGATGTTTACAATAGCAGTAAAGACGTTATTTCAAGACAAATAGAGGCTGCGGGGGGGTTGGAAACTTGGGACGGTCAGATTTATTACTATGGAAACAATGGAGAGGTCGGATACCCGCATTGTTATTATCATTCAGCATACGAAGATGTACTTTCTGATATACAGATAAAAAAAGGCAAAAACGCATCAGTACACACTAATTTCATGGGTTCGCACATGATTGAGCTTCCTTATACGTTTGAATCTTTAGTTGATACCGGAGTAACAGACCCAGCAGAAAGAAAAAAGAAAGCACAGACAATGCGGGATGCTTATATGGAAGTGATAAAAACCTTTCAGTCATGCGAAAAGGCAGGTAATATTATGTTGTTAGAAAACCCTGTCCGGGATAACGATGGTAAATTGGTGAACATCAATTTAAAGAAGTTTGATTTGCAGAATTTTGATGGGATTTATCAATATACTGAAAATAGTATTAAGGACAACATCAGAGGCGTATATTCAATTCCAACAATTTTACTCGATCCTGTCGCAACTGGATTTTCAACTGAAATAATGGCAGCGTTTTACAATTACTATAACATCACCACTTCGTCAGATAGACAGATATTTGAAGAGGTATTTATGACATTATTTGGTAATTTCAAAATGCCTTATCAAGTATCGGATTTTTCTATTGAACAATTAAATTATTTACAAAATGACGCTACTAACATATAATGAATTTAAAGAAATTGTTGATTTTAAGGACAGCACAGGGAGTGAATCGTTTAATAAAATCGAACAAACTAAAGAGGAGACTTATTTATACGGTTTAATCGGCGGTGATTTAGTTGCTGAGGTTAAAGATGAGGAACATCCAACACTTATAGAGCTGATAAAAAAGTGTTTGGCGTGGGAAATATACCGTCATTATATCGAAATTGGGAATGTAGTTGTAAATAAAAACGGAACATTAAACCGAGATAGTGAATTTAGTAACTCGATTGAATATAAAGATAAACAAAGTAAGTTAAAGGCGGTTGTTGAAGTATTACAACAGTACGAAAGCAGACTAATTGAACTAATTGAAGCAGGAGAATTTGACAGTTACAACGATAATACAACCGTTTCGTCAGTAAATCAATTCATAATAACAAATATAGGAAATGAATAGCATGATATATAAGCCAACAGATGTTGAAAAAGGCTCTGATTTTTGGATATTAGTTGAGCCTGAAATAGATTTGTCATTATTTAATGATATTACAGCTGAATATATACAGTCCAATGGCTCAGAAGTATTGGCTGAACTAACACTTGATGATGGGATTGTTGAAAATTCAGAGGGTACTGGTTGGATATTAAAATTATCAAACGAAATAACAACAGAGGCAACAACTGATTTATATCATTTACGAATTATATTTACGCAAACATCAGGAGAGATTATAATTAAAACGGTTAAAAATGTAATAAATATAATATAATGGAAATTACACTAACGCCTTATAATATTAACCTTACTCCTTCTGAAATAAAAATTAAGGTATATACTTCGGGTTGCGTATCTGACGGTGTTACCGTTCATAATAACCTATCAGGCAGGGATGCCGCAAACACTCACCCTATTGCATCAATAACAGGACTTGTAACAGCACTTGTGAGCAAAGTTGATAAAGTAATGGGCAAAGGATTATCAGCAAATGATTATACAACTTTAGAGAAACAGAAACTTGCGAATATTGAGGAGGGTGCAGAAGTAAATGTAAATGCAGATTGGACCGCAACATCAGGAGACGCGGAGATAAAGAACAAGCCCACAACATTTCCACCGTCCACGCACTCGCACACAGCAGCACAAGTGCCAGATATTAAAGACTTAACCGATAGCACAAATAAGCGTACAGAATGGGATAACAAGCAGGATGCACTTGGATTTACTCCTGAAGATGTTATAAATAAGAAAACAGACTTAACCGATAATTCAGATACTTATTATCCAACACAGAAAGCGGTTAATACAGGACTTGAAACAAAACAAAACACAATTGGTTACACTCCTGAAA